AGTTGAAACAATCAGTCTTAAAAAGAAAGGGCTTGTCATGCAGAACTTAAAGCCCGGTCAGTCTATGAAAATGTTTCAACCTACAAGACCGAATCCTAATTATGAAAAATACACCGACGCAGTTATGAATAATATTTGTGGTGCTCTTGGAATGTCTTTATCAGTATTTAAGCAGAAGTTTCAGGCGAGCTACTCAGCCGCACGTGCAGAAATATTATTCTTCTGGAACAACGTATTTAAAAGACGTGATGATTTTCAAGCCGGTTTTCTTATTCCTTTTTATGAGGCATGGTTTACCGAAGAAGTAAATGCGGGTAATATAAAAGCTCCTGGATTTAGTAAAATTCCGACAGCACATCAAGCTTGGTTATACGGAACCTGGAACGGAATTAGTCGGCCTGTAGTTGACCCTGTCAAAGAAGTGAACGCAGTTAAAGCCCGCCAGCTATTAGGACACACAACCGCCGAACGTGAGGCGAAAGCATACAACGGATCTGATTTCAGAGAAAATGCGAATAGATTAACAACAGAAAATCCTTTAGTTGCTAATATGAATAAACCGCTTGACCCTGCACAGTATGCAGAACCGGAAACGGCAACGCCAACAGTTGACGGAGAAAAAACGGCTCAGGACTTTGCAACATTAAAGGCAAGCTTTGACGCTTACGGCGTCGGGGTTCGTGGTGGTGTTCTTACTCCGGGTGTTGATGACGAAGATTATTATAGAGCAATGGCTGGACTTCCTGCACTGTCAACAGAGGGTAAAGAGTATTGGAGCGAGGAGGGCAATGTCAGACGGCCTATCACATTACAACAGCCGGGAATAGTTGAAGACGATTTAAACTCATTAGGTGACAATCCAGATGATGACACTGAAAACGATGATGAAAATGATTCAGATTTGGAGTCAGAAGAATGATAGATATAAAAACAGTAGTATATTTAATAGTTGGTATAATCACAATTGGCGGAGCTGTTATAGCTTTTTTCACAATGCAGACGAGGCAGAACATGAAAATTGAACAGGCGGCAAAAGATATATCAGACATGAAGGACAAACAAACAAAAGCAACGCATTATCAGATTGAGACCGAAAAAAACATAGTAGAAATCAATACCAAACTTGACAACATTATTCAATCAATCGAAGAATTAAAGAACGGCGGTTGCGCAGCGAGGGGGATATAATGTTTAGACAAAACCTCCCGATAATGTATAATTTTTCACTCGGCGGCTCTTGTGTTTATGGAACTGATGCTTGTGCTATAGAATGCATGTTTGCAATAGTTGAACAGGAGATTCCTATTCATTTTGATTTTGACATGGCTAAATATTTAATCAATCGGATGTTGACATTATCTGCAATAGATAAAGAGTTTATGATTCAAGGAGTTAAAGGTTGGGAGAAATGTTTTTACATTGCCGGCCTTCTTGTAGAATGTAAATATGTTGATAAAGATTATATTTGTAAAGATGATGAGCGCGAAGTATTAAAACTTGTTAAACGTAAAAACTGGCATATGGAAAACCCGCCCGCGCATTATGTACCCGGCAACGGTCAAGGCTGTTATTCATGGGATTCATTAGGGCATAGACCACAGCAAAAAGAATATGTCGTTTATGCAAAAAGGATTTTTAAAATCAAGGGGATAATATGAAACAGATATTTTGTGACAAGGACGGTAATTTATCGAGTAAAAGAATCGGAGGAATTGCGACGCTTATAATTGCTATTGTGTTCACCGCTTTTAATATCGGAGAAATAGAGCTTGTAAAAATTATGTTTGTCGGTGGGTTTGCTTCAGTAGGAATAACCGCATTTGAGAGGAAAAACTGATGGATAAAATATATTTAATGGACAGAGGCTTTTTATCTCAGCTAATCGACGACCGAAAGGAAATCATGGCGACGATAAAAGGCATGACCGCCGAACAGATGCAAGAACTACGGCTCGAACTTATGGAAACAATCCCGGTAATAAATACAGCGCCAAGCAATCCTGAAGAAGCCGCGAAAAGTTATACTGTCAATGCTGATGGTGTTGCAAGAATTCCAATAGTCGGAGAACTTACCCCGCACGCTTCAACGGATGCTTGCGGAGCTTACACCGCTGATGCTTTAACTGAGTACGGTTTTATTATTGCAGCCTCAGAAGCCGCAGACCTTGACGAGTCTGTAAAGAGTATTGATTATTATATTGATTCTCCCGGCGGATATTATTCCGGGCTCATGTCTGCAGTTAATGCAATGCGATCAGTTACTAAACCGACACGATCAATAGTTGGGGGAATGGCAGCAAGCGCGGCCTATTGGCTCGCAAGTCAGACAGACGAAATATTTGCAATAAGTGAAGGCGCAAGGATCGGATCAATCGGCGTTGCAGTTGAAGAGTATGACAATACTGAGCAGCTTAAAACCGCAGGGATTACCCGCCGGATTTATTCATCGACAGACGCGCCATTAAAAAGACCGGACACGACAACCGAGGACGGGCAGGCAGTAGTTCAAGACAGCCTTGACGACCTACATGGCGTATTTGCTAAACAAGTTTCAGAGGGCCGAGGCGTTTCTCTTGAAGATGTCAGCAAGGATTTCGGACGAGGCGGAATGTTAATAGCCGCCGACGCTCTCAGGGTTGGAATGATTGACAGAATCGAAACGGTTGAAAGTCGAAGAAAAGAAACAATATCTGATGTTATCAAAATTGAAAATACCGCCGCTAAGGCGGAGGAAAATAAAAAGGAGGTTAAGATGGATCTTGATCTTAACACGTTAAAAACAGAACACTCCGCACTTTTTGCCGAGGCGGTAAAAATCGGAGTAGACGAGGAACGCGCAAGGGTGAATGAGTTGAATACTTACACCGAAGCCGATCCCGGGAATGAAAAACTTTCACAGGTTGTATCTGAGGCAATCGCAGGTGGTCAGGCAATAACTGACATAAGCGCAAAACTTCAAGTTGCAATCCGAGACGGTGGAACACTTGCCGGAGAAAATGCCGCTGCAGTTGAAACCGCTGAAACCGTTGACGCTCTCACAGCCGAGGACCGGGAAGCTATGAAAGAAGCAGGCATGACTGAAGAAGAGTACAGGGCTTCTCAAGCGTATTTTGAAAAAGGAGGTAAATAATTATGGCACTTGCAGCAAGAAGAACTTTAGAATATAAAGGCGATCAGGACGAAGTTGATCTGTTATTTGCAGATTCTGACATATATTATCCCGGCGGATTGTATATTGTTGATGGAGATGGAAAAGCCGCTATCCCTGCAAACACCGCTACATTAATTCCTATTGGAATTTTTACCGGCATAACAGACGACGGCGACAGATCGGACGCCAAAACAATCGGAGCATCTAACACCATCAAAGGTGTTTTCAAACGTGGTAAAGTTTGGTTACCATTTTCCGGCGCCGCTCAGTCGGACGTAGGCGAATATTTTTATATGTCCGCAGATGACACTTTAACACAGACCGCAGGAAGTATGACAATCGGGCTTATCGCTATAGGCTTTAAGTCTGGATATTTACTTTTTGATCTTCGCGTCCATGACCGCATAGCGTAAGGGAGGGATATAAATAATGAGTTGGAATCCTATAGTAATTGAGAAAGGGCTTAATGCAAGATATGCAAAAGCCATGATGGCCTTTCAGGCGCAGCGGGTTATCGCTCCCGGCCTGATGAGTGCAGCAATGGAAGTACCCTCAAACGGTGCTTATGAAAAACACGGATGGCTCGGAGCTCTACCGGGCGTAAGTCAGTGGTTGGGAGAGAGAACCGCAAAAGAGTTCAAGAGCTATGACTACACGATTAAAAATCTTGATTGGGAAACAAGTGTTCCTGTTCAGGAAAATGATTGGGACGATGATCAGACAGGTTCTTATTCTATAATTCCGGGGATGCTCGCAAAAAGAATAATGGCACATCCTGAAAAATTAGTTTCTGATCTCGTAATTGCAGGAGACACAGATTTAGCTTATGATGGAATCGCATTCTTCAGTGATGTTTCAGCACCGCGAACAATTGATAATCTCTTGGTTGGAACTGGAACAACTCTTGCGCAGCTTAAAGCGGATCTTATTGCCGCAATTGTAGCACAGGCAAAGTTTACAGACGATCAGGGAGAGATTTTAAACCTCAAGGGCAATCTGATTTATTGTCCTGTTGCACTTGTAACACTCTTTGAAGCTCTTGTTTACAGCCGCGCCGATCCAACAGCAACCGGCGGAACAGATACTTATAATCCATTCGGTAATAAGTTTACCGTAGTAGGTGATGCTCGACTGGATGCAGATGACCCGAACGACTGGTACTTATTCGCGACGAACGAAATAGTAGAACCTTTCATCTGGCAGCTTAGACAGGGCGCAAAGCCTTCGATGGAAAAAACCCCGCATACTAAATCATGGGTATGGGGATCAGACTACCGTGGAAACGGCGGGTATGGATTGCCTCACCTGGCAATCAAAACAACTAACACTTGATAAACGTAAAAAGTGAAGTGTTGATTCTCGGTAATGGAATATCGAGAATCAGCTTTAAAGATTTAATAACCGATTGGCCGGGCGAGGTTTGGGGATGCAATAGAAGTTATCTTGACTACCCCGAGAAACTAACCCGGTTAAACGGTCATACGAATGTTATGTATGAAGCGGCTGAATACCGCGAAAAACATAATCTATCATTTGATATATGGGGCGGGCATTTAGGGCCGCTTGGAGCAGCAGACAAAGGGTTCACCTGTTCAAAAAGATTTTGTAAGGACAGTGGAACGGCAATGATTGCTCAGGCGCTGCACGAAGGATTTAATATTGCTGCATGTGGTTTTGACTTGGGCGGGCCTGATCTTCATTCACCGAGGCTTGGAACTATTGCAAAGCACAACTGGATTAAGCGATGGAGAACATTACTTGAGACTTACGGACGCCGACGAATTAGATTTATTGGTTATGATCATTTACCGTATTTATTAAGTGGTAGACCGCCGACAGAATATAGTAATTGTTATCGTGCAGGCGAACCGCATTTATACGATGCTGATTATATTGAAGTTTGGGAACAATGGAGCGGGAAGTCCGCATTTAGTTATAAGGAGATATCTATTGTGAAAGTTAAAGTTAAATATACAAAAACTGGACAAGTTGCAGAAATGGATCAACAGGTCGCCGCAAAAATGCAGAGCAAGGGCAAGGTTGAAATTCTGAAAGCTCCGAAAACAGAGAAGCCTGAAAAGCCTACAAAAAAAGAAATCATTTTAAAACTGCTTGAGCTGAAAATTGATTTTGATAAAAAAGCCAAAGTTGAAGATCTGTTAAAACTTTTGCCTGAGGTCAAAGATGAAACTTAAAAAAGGTGTAACCGTTCACGTCGGAAAAGAAAAGTTTACTGGCAAAATCCCGGATAAGAAAGCCCGCAAACTTGGACTTTTAAAACCTGAAAAAAAGGAGCCTGAAAAGAAATGAGCCTTCGCTCTCAGCTCCGCGCAGATATACAAGTCAATCTCAATGCCGACGGCGACACCGTTGTCTTAACAGCACCGACAGAAACCGTCTATACTATTAAAGGGAAAGTAACCCGCATCGAGGAACTTGTTGACCCAGATACCGGAGCAAGATTTGACGAGCCTGTTACTTGTGTTACTGTATCTCTGCTTGACATTGGCGGAAACGAACCTTCCGCCGGCTGGAAAATAGAAACAACCGACAGCGAAGGAAACGCCTTAACATCATATGCAATAGACCGAAGATTTGACAGAACATTAGGCTGGGCAAAGTTTTATTTTGAGGATGTATCATAATGGCTGTAGGAACTTTTGACACATTATACACTAATTTAAT